AAGAACCATACGGTATTAAATTTCTTCGCAAGGAATCTGTACCCGTTCTTTGTTTAAGAGGAAAGAAGAATGACAAGACTGATTGATGCGGATGCGCTTACTGAATTCATAGACGATGGGCATCTGAATAATCCTAACGAGAAACTTTATTCGGAAAACGATATCAGAGAAATGATAGACATGATGCCGACGGTGGACGCTGTGCCAGTGATCCGGTGCAAAGACTGTGTCGAGTTTAACAGATGGGATGACGAGTGCGGTGAATGCTATGACGGGCTCGCAGACGGAGCGATGGTCAGAGCAGACGGATACTGTTACGCAGCCGAGAGGAGGAACGATGGAATACAGAAATGACTTCATCGTCAGCACGAACGACGACGCGCTGCATGACACGATGAACGGCACGGTGACCGGAAAGCTGATACGGTGCAGAGATTGTAAATATGCCAAAAAGATATATTTCAAAAATCTGCCTTGTTTTAAGCTATGGGAATATTCGTGCCAGTATTTCAATCAATCTGTCATTGGTGACGGCTACTGCTATTTGGCAGAGAGGAAAACAGACAATGCGTGAAATCAAAACAGTGATCGTTGAACTGGAATATCCGAGGGGCGACTGTCTCAGAGATTGCAGTGATGAATACTACGGAATCGGCAGGGAACTAATCCGCTGCAAAGAATGCAAGCATTGGAGAAGCAATGGAGACTTTCCACGGGGACAGTACTGCACCAGGTTCAAAAATTCATATTACATCTGGCACTCAAGACCAGAGGACTTCTGCTCACTGGCAGAACCGACCCTGTCACAGCAGGAAACCGGGCAGTCTGAAGAGAATCAGCGTGGGACGATAAAGTGACCACGGAAGACGAGAAACGCCTGAAACGGGCTGAAAACTGGCAATTCTGTTCGGTTTGCTCCGGCATGTTCGGAAACGGCGTGCTAAATTGATAACATCAGAAAAGCGTCGGAGGAACAGAACCGGCGCTTTATTTATCTATGAAGACAGAACATGATCCCTTTTACGACACAGCGAGATGGAAGCATCTCCGCGCCAGAGTGCTGCGGCGTGACGGTTACGTGTGCCAGCTGACGAAGAGAATCAAGTTGACACCGAAGCAGGCGACAGTCGTGCATCATATCTTTCCGCGGGAATATTTTCCGGAGTACCAGTGGGACAGCTGGAACCTGATCTCATTGACCAAGGAGATGCACAACAGCCTGCACGACCGGACGACCGATCGTCTCACGTTCGACGGAATCGCGTTACTGAGACGAACAGCGCGAAAGATGAACATCGAGAATGTCGACGAGCTGATCCGCAGGATGGACTAGGTCCCCCCCCGGTGCAAAAACTCCCACAGGACCGCGCGCCCACCGCGCCGGGTGTCGTTGTCGCTCACCGGGCCAATTTTTTGCACAAAATCCCCGGAAAATCTTAAGAAACAGGAGGAAACAGATGAAGAAAGCAGACTGGCGCCGCGAAATAATCAAAAAGTGCGAAGCAGTCGGCACTTTTCGGAATGAGTTCCTTCCGGCGATCAACACTCTGGCGGACATCCTAGAAGAAAGAGACCGGGTCCGCAAGCAGTATATAAAAGAAGGCTCGCAGCCACTGATTGAAAAGACCTCCGACCGCGGCGCGGTGAATAAAGTCAAAAACCCTCTCTTATCGACCTGGCAGGATCTGAACCGAGACGCGCTCAGCTACTGGCGAGATCTCGGTCTCACTCCGGCCGGTCTTAAGAAACTGGACGACGAGGCAATGAAGCCGAAGAAGCAGTCCTCACTCGCGGATCTTCTGAATGGTTGAGAAAAAAAGCTGGAAACAGGCCGCCGTCCGTTACGCTGAGCAGGTCGTCGCCGGGGAGATCCTGTCCGGGAATAATGTTCGCGAGTGCAAGAGGTTTCTGGAGGATCTCAAAAGAGACGACATCGAGCTGCGACCGAAAGATCCGGACTTCGTGATCAACGTCATCCAGAAGTTCATGGTCCACAAGCAAGGCGAAGATCTGCAGGGCAACCCGCTGATGAACTCGCCTTTTATTCTGCAACCGTGGCAGGTGTTTGTTGTTTACAACCTGGTCGGATGGTACTGGACCGGAACGAACCGGAGACGCTTCACCGAGGCGTTCATATTTGTCCCACGGAAGAACGGAAAGACCATGTTCGCGGCCGCGCTGGCGTTCGGTCTCGGAATCCTTGAAAGGAAGTCCGGTTCGCGCGTACTCATCGCGGCGGCGGCGCTGAAACAGGCCATGGAGTCGTTCAATGATCTTCTGTACACGGCGCGGTTCCGCGGACTTGATAAGGAAGACATCTGCACGATCCACGACAACAACATGGAACACAGCATCGAGCTGACCTTCACCGACGAAGACGACAAGCCAAACGGATCACTAAGGATCGAAGCCCTGGCATCGAATCCAGACGCGCAGGACTCATTCAACTGCAACATTGCGATTCTTGACGAGATCCACGCGTTCAGGAAACCGGCACAGTACAACCGATTTAAGGAAGCACAAAAGGCATACACGAACAAGCTGACGATCGGCATCACCACGGCCGGAGACAACGCCAACAGCTTCGGCTACAGGCGGCTGGAATACGCCGAAAAGGTTCTGGACGGAACGGTCAAAGACGACACGCTCTTCTGTTTTGTTTCTCATGCCGAGAAGGCAGAGAACGGCGATGTGGATTTCACGAACCCAAGACAGCACCAGCTGGCGAATCCATCTTACGGAGTCACGATCCGGCCGGCAGACATTGAGGCAGATGCAGCGCAGGCACTCAACGATCCGCAGCAGAGGAAGGACTTCCTCAGCCGGTCGCTGAACATATACACGACCGCGCTGAAGTCATGGTTCGATATCAACGAGTTCCGCAGGTCAGATGACCGATACAACTGGACGCTGCAGGAGCTGGCGAGACTGCCGATGAAATGGTATGGAGGTGTGGACCTTTCCAGAATGTACGACCTAACGGCCGCGTGCCTTTATGGTCACTATGATGCCGAGGATGTGGACATCGTCATCACGCACGCCTTTTTCCCAATCACCATGGCAGCGCGGAAAGCCGACGAGGACAACATTCCGCTTTTTGGCTGGCAGGACGACGGCTGGCTGACCATGTGCAACAACCCGACGATCAACGCGTCTGACGTGGTCGACTGGTTTCTGCAGATGCGGGCAATGGGCTTCAAGATCCAGGAGGTCGGACATGACCGGAAGTTCGCGCGGGAATACTACACGGAAATGAAGACGCAGAAGTTCCGGGTCGTGGATCAACCGCAGTATTTCTACGTGAAGTCGGAAGGGTTCCGGCACATCGAAAAGGCGGCTAAAGATGGCAAGCTGTACTATCTGCACTCGGACGCTTATGAGTATTGCGTCCAGAATGTTCATGCAATCGAAAAAACAGACGACATGGTGCAATACGAAAAGGTCGAACCGCAGAGCAGGATCGACCTTTTTGATGCGTCCGTGTTCGCCTGCGTCAGATATCTTTCCAATATGGAGCGCCAGAGAAAGGCAGCGGAATGGTGGGATTAAGTGATGAAGAAAAGAAAGAAGAATAACAGGAACGCAGGATCTGCAGGAACGCTGCCGAAGCTGAGCAGCGGCGTGGCTTTTCTCTGCAGCCAGGAAAGCTATGACATGCTCTGCACGGAAAGCTACACGCGGCTGGACAGGGTGCCGGCCATTGTGACAGCGTGCCGGAAGATCGCTGAGGTCATCGGCATGATGACCATCTATCTGATGGAAAACACCGACGACGGAGACGTCCGGATTCAGAACGAACTGAGCCGGAAGATTGACATTGATCCGTGCTCAACCATGACCCGCTCGCAGTTCATCGAATATATCGTGATGAACATGCTTCTGTACGGCAAAGGGAACGCCATCGTGCGAGTAAAGACACGAGCCGGACTGCTGAGAGATCTGCAGCCGATCCCGCCGGGACGGTGGGAGCTGATCCCGGACGTGACCGGATACAACTACACGGTTAATATCGACGGCGTCAACTACGATCCGGACGAGGTCCTGCATTTTGTCTACAACCCGGACAAGAATTATCCATGGCGCGGTCAAGGCGTGACCGTTTCGCTTCGGGATCTCGCCGAGTGTTTAGGGCAGGCACAGAAGACCGAGAAGGGATTCATGGCCAGCGAATGGAAGCCGAGCATCATCGTCAAGGCAGACGGTCTGGTCGACCAGTTCGCGACAAAAGACGGACGGTCCAAGCTGATCCAGGAATATCTCGAGACCAGCCGCGTCGGCGAGCCATGGGTGATTCCGGCGGAACAGCTGAGCATCGAGCAGGTGCGGCCGCTGAGCCTGTCAGACATCGCGCTGAATGAGAACGTGGAGATGGACACGCGGAAGGTCGCAGCGCTTCTGGGAGTGCCGGCTTTTTTGCTCGGCGTCGGCGAATACAACCAGAAGGAATGGAATAACTTCGTGCAGACGAAGATCCGGAGCTTCGTGCTTTATCTGCAGCAGCAGATGACCAGGCGGCTCATCATGTCGCCGAAGTGGTACCTGCGCTTTAATTTCCTAAGCGTCATGGACTACGATCTGACAACCATCGCGCAGGTGTTCACAGCGCTGCAGGATCGCGGAGACGTGACCGGAAACGAAGTCAGAGACAGGATCGGACTCAGTCCTAAGGAAGGACTGGACGAGCTGAAACTGCTCGAGAACTACATACCAGCAGACATGAGTGGCAACCAGAAGAAGCTGATCCAGGAAGGAGAAGAGTGACACATGGAAGACAAGAGACAGATGCGGACCATTGAGTCCGCTTTTTTAACGCGGGAAGCGTCGAACGAAAGCGGAGAGCCTGAGAAGAGAATCGAAGGCTACTTTGCTGTGTTTGACGGCACATATGAAATCGCGCCAGGGCTCACCGAATCAGTAGCGCCAGAAGCGTTTGACGAAACGATCACCGGCGACATTCGAGCACTGACCGACCACGACACTGCACTGGTGCTGGGACGCACCACAGCGCACACGCTGGAGCTCAAGACAGACTCCCATGGACTCTGGGGAAGCATTCTGGTTAATCCGAACGACCAGGACGCGCTGAACCTGTACGCGAGAGTCGAGCGCGGAGACGTCAATCAGTGCAGCTTCGGTTTCGACATTCTGGACGAGGATACCGAGATCCGCGAGAATGGCGAGATCCACTGGACGATCAAGAAGGTGAAACTGTACGAGGTTTCGGTCTGCACATTCCCGGCTTACCAGACCACAGAGGTCAGCGCCAGAAGCGACGAGGCGAAGGAAATCAAAAAGAGGTCCTTCGAAGCCTGGAAGCTGCGGCAGGAAGACGCTCATGGCTGGCTGAAGAAAGGAGACACAACAGATGGCAAAGCTGAAGACTCTGCTGCTCCGGAAGAAGATTGACGACGCTAAGAAGTCGCTCGAGGCTCTCAGAGCCAAAGACGCAGACTTTGAAAAGCGTGAAGCCGATCTCACTGAAGCGTTCGGCGAAGTGACTGAGGAAACCACCGAAGAGGAAAGAGCAACCCTCGAAGGCGAGATGAATCAGTTTGACGCCGACAAAGAAGCTCACGAAGGCGAGAAGAAAGACCTGGAAGAGGTGATCCGCTCCGCCGAAGAAGAGCTGGAAGAACTCGAAAAGAAGCAGGAAGAGAAGCCTGCAGCAGAACCGGCACCGGCACCGGAGGACAAGCCGGCAGAAAGAAAGGTGGAAAACACAACCATGAGAAGAACTATCTTCGATAAGATGAGCGCAGAACGCCGCTCCGCAATCCTCAACTCCGAAACAGTCAAAAACTGGCTCGGTGAGTACCGTTCCGCAATGAAGGAAAAGAGAGCAATCACAAACGTCGGTCTGACAATTCCGACCGAGATCCTGCCGCTGCTCCGCGAGAACATCGCTAACTGGTCCAAGCTGTACGACAGAGTAAACCTGCAGGCAGTAGGCGGCGAAGCTCGTCAGCCTATCATGGGCACAATCCCGGAAGCTGTCTGGACAGAGTGCTGCGCTAACCTGAACGAACTGGATCTCGCATTTAACGACTGGACAGTCGACTGCTACAAAGTCGGCGGATATTTCGCAATCTGCAAAGCCAATGTGGAAGATTCCGACATCGACCTGCTGGCTGAAATCGTGACCGCTATCGGCCAGGCTATCGGCAAGGCTCTGGACAAGGCGATCCTGTTTGGCCGCAACACAAACACAA